CTACTGTTTAAAGGTATGATTCCATTTTATGGATCATCTTCAACATACTAAATTGTAAATGTCAAGTTGACATAGCTCTTTAGTCTACCTTTCCCTAGAATAACCAATGGTATGGTTATTTAAATAAGGTTAACCTTAACCTGTCTAAGGATTAAAGAACTTCTAAGATTCGGATTACCCTCATCAAGTAGTTCGTCTTACAACAGCTTAAACAGCTGTTCAGACTTCCTTAAACCAAGCTGGAGGAACCACCATGGCCAAACCGTTCACACCAACAAATTTGTTGGGTAAGAAAGGTTTTGACTCTGGAATATTCCGCCGATTTAGATCCATAGGCCTAACGGTTAGAGATACATTAAAGATAATCTCTATCGTAAAGCTTTGGATGCTAAATGAAGGTCCAAAGGGGTATTTGCTGAATGTCGCGAGACAGAAGCAAGCATGGCTAAATTTTGAAGCCAAGAACCCAGAAAATATTCCGGGTTGCTCAAGGAGAGGTTTAATACCTATCCGTACAGCTTTTCTTGGTAGATATAATATAGCTACTCGCTTTAGATGCTTGAAATTTCTCAAAGGTTTAATTACCTCCAAAGAATTAACAAATGATCAATGGCTAAAGTTTCATAACTCCGCCACCCGACCCGAACCCAGCTCTTCCTCTATGAGGGAGTGCATGGAACTGGTTACGATTGGAGCATTAGGTTTCTCCAATCGAGATCATTTGGCATCTGGGGATTGTGACCCGGTTACAATGTATCCGGATGATCACGGGAACAAAACGTTCTCCCCATTTGACACAAGATCTTCTATCCCTAGAACACCTTTAGCGGTGATTAAGGATTCCGTCAAGATGATAGCTGCAAATCCTAGTTTTGAGAAACTCCTACCTGGAATTATCTCAACTATGAATTGCTCTATCGATGAACCTAAGACCGCTGGTCTAATTGGAGTTACACAAGAGCCTGGTAATAAAGCCAGATTCTTTGTTAGTGCTCATCCATTATTCCAGTCCTTGTTTACTCCTCTTCAACGTGCGCTTGCTTTCAGGGCAAAAATTGACCCTAACAGTGTCGCCTTTGATCAGGACAAGGGCAGAAATTATGTAGCTAAGATGTTGTCACAAGGGAACAAAGTGTTCTCTTATGATTTATCTGATGCTACTAATAATTTTCCTTTAGATCTTCAGGTTCATTGGATGAGGTCTACTGACATTCCCGAAGAGGTCTTATATGACTTCTATCGAGTTTGTAGGATGCCATTTAAAACTTGTGAAGAAATCTACACCCTTACAGGTATAGATACTGTCACATACACAGTCGGCCAACCTTTAGGGTTGTTACCTTCTGCAATGGCATTTCACCTTACCCACATCTATCTATTAAGAGGTCTCGAAAGAGAACTCTATAGAGGAGTTAAGGTCAGAAAACCTCGTTTCTTGGTTTGTTTAGATGATGTTGTCATTTTTGATGAACAGCTCGCTAAACGCTACAAAGAAACAATCCTATCTTTAGGAATACCGATCTCAGAATCAAAATCTATCGTTTCCGATAAGATATCCGAGTTTCTTGGCCGTATCATAGTTCCGAAAGGTCCTATAGTTATGACCCAGCAAAATCGGGTGACTTTGGAAAATGTTGTGGAGTATGCGAGGGTAATGCCTGGAGTAATCCATGAATTAAAGTCGCATAAACTCATACATTGTCTGGAGCCCCTTCTTTCTTTACCTTCTTACTTAGGAGGTGCTGATTTAGGAAACGGGATCCCACTAGAAGAAAGGTTGAAATTACCTTGTCTTTCGAAATGGGTTTCTGATAGACTGAGTCAGTTTAGGAATGTACAAGTATCCAATGAGGATATTAATACTAGAGTTCGAGCAATATTATCTATTGTTGCAACGACTCCTGGTATTAAACTTCATCCAGATACCTTCGCATACCTGCGAAGTGTTATTCCTAGAGCGAAAAGTATCGTTCCAGCTACTTGGATTTGCCATCCTAGTGGTAAAGTTTCATCTAAAAATGAAAAATCCACTAAGCAGCATATTCCTATCAAAGGTTCACAATATCCTAGCGTTTTGATACGCGAGGATAGGGCGTTCCATGACATTTTAAGTATTCCTGCTCCAAACCTTCGAAAGGGTGAAGAGTATCGGAAACGACGGATAATTCAG